TTGGCCGATGGAGCCGATCCTGCCTACAAGCCAAAAGACCCCATTCTGCTAGCGGAGGATGCTCTTCTGCTTCACCCGATCCGTACTCCAAACGGGATTCGTGGCATGCTTATTGCGTTAGAAAGCGCTGGAGGGCAGACTAGGCAGTTTGAAGACCTCCAGGGCACCAAGTACACCTTGGAGGTTCCTGAGGTACCTACGAAGGCGATTGCCGAGGAAGATGTTACGCTGCGTTACCGATAGGCCAGTCGCAGGCCAGTGTCTCATTGAGGTACTGGTCTACTTTCTTAGCGTCTTCTTCATCGTAAACACCAAAGTCGCGCGTGTCACCTGACAGCCACTGGCGAATGCGCCACTCGGCCTCGATGGTATAGAAGGGCTGCATGCGGAACCAGGCCACCCATTCGGTGGACGACTTGGCACTGTTGCAGGCCGCGCAAGCTGGGATCACATTGGTGGTACGATCCTCGCCACCACGCGACTTAGGCCTGACGTGATCCATGGTTAGCTCGGTCAGGCTCTCATCGTCGATGGGAGGCTTTCCGCAGTAGGCGCAGCGATTGTGCCAGGCCTTTTTGATGCTATCCCGCCATTGCTGACGGGCTTCTCGCCGAGTCAGAGCAGACATATTAAATAGGTAGTCGGAAATCCTCTCGTATAGGGGGAGGTTTGCCCTGTCGTAGCTCATCCGATTACCAGGTGACAACGACGTAGATGCTGAGGCGATCGAGGAGCGGAGCCATAAGCGTCTTGCGTTGTCACTAACAGTTTACCGACTGCGGAATACTAGAATCGAGCTCAGGACCCTTGATGACACAGCAATTTCCCACTTCTGCGCAGGTCATCTACGACACCCTGGTTGCAGATGCTACCTTCATGAGCCTTCTGGGTACTTACAATTTTCAGAATGGAGTTGGCTCTGTTCCTGCAATTTCTGTTGTGTCCCCTGGCGAGAACCTCCCAGAGCTGCGGAAAGTGAAAGGCATTGAGTGCGTCATTCAAGACACAGGCAACATCTCGCGCACGGACTACCTTACCGAAAACTCCAGCCTGACGATAGAGTGGAAAGTATTCCTGATATGCTGGGACGACAGCAAGGGGCAGGACATGACGAATGCCGCCCTCAGAGCGTCTCTCCGTTTCTCGGGAGCCACTACCAGCGAGACCACGGCCGCGGCCGATGGCCTTGGGGCGCTTGTTCAAACGATGATCACAATTCCTTCCGACAAACCGATCCTGGGGTGATTGGAAATCTAAGAGATGAGAGGGACTACCTCTCGAATAGTCCCTTTTCGCGAATCCGACTATGGCTAACTTTTCTGCTGCCTTCGGGTATGATTGCTACCTCATTCCCCTCAAGGCCGCTTCGGTGGATACCACTTTTACTGGCGTTAGTGCTGGCGTAGATGCCGCTGCTACTGCTTTCATTGACACCACCACTACCATTGCTGCCGACGAGAAGATCACCTACACTGCTGGCGTGTTCAGCACTGGTGCTACTCCCGTGGCTCAGCCGACCGACGGCACCATGGATCCTGTGAAGCTGTTTGGCCTGACCAACGCTGCCCTGGAGACCGAAACCGACTCTGAGGACGTTATCACCTATGATAACACCTCCAAGGGCTTCAACCAGTCTATCGCGACTGGCAAGTCCTGGTCCGTGACCCTGGCTGGCGTGGCTGACTTCAAGGATGCTGGCTACCAGATCCTGCGTATCACCGAGCAGAACACTGTGGGCGACAGCCTGCGTGTGAAGTTTGCTCGCGTGGGTCCTACTGGAACCGTTGAGACCGTCTACGGCTACGGCACTCTGACTGGCTATACCGAGTCCATCGAAGCTGGCTCGATCGTGTCCTGGGAAAGCACCATCGTTGGCTACGGTCCTTACGTAATCGAAATCGACGAGAACGCTGGCAACTGATCCGTTTAACAACTGAATAACAGGGACCCCGAAAGGGGTCTTTTTTATGGGAAACCTAGTCCAGCTTGCGTTGGCACATGTCTGATCTTGTATACAATTTAGACATTAGTACGTCGAAGGCGACGCAGGCGATTAACTTCTTCTTCAAGGATCTCGAGAGGAATGCTACTGGCGCCTCTGCAATCCTTAACAACGCATTCAACCAAGACTTTGAGACCAGCGTCAAGATTCAGTTTGAAAACAGCAAGGTCGTAGCAAAGGAAGTTGCCAACATTCAACAAGAATCCCAAAAGATTCAAACGGTATGGAAAGCGGTCAACGGCGAAGTAGGAAGAACTCCAGCAGAACTTAAGAAGCAGATCTCTATTCTTAAATCTCTGCGAGACGACGTTCAAAAATACCAAAAAGGAACCGCAGCCCTTAACGAGGACTGGGTGGTTCTAACGAAAAAAATCGAGGAGTCCGAGGCGGCCCTTCATAAGATGACCGGCGCTTTTAACCAGGCTGACGCTGCTGGGAAGTCGGCCGGGCAGAACATAATCGGTAGGTTCACGCTGGCGCAGGTTGCCGCTGGCTACGTGACAAAGGCGATTAACGGCATCGCTAACGGCATCAAGGCTGTCGCCCAAAGTGGAGGTCAACTGCAGGTCCTGGAGCTTACGCTGGAGGCCTTTACGGGTAGCGCGGAAGCCGCGACTAACGCCCTTTCTACCTTCCGAGAGATTGCGGCTACTACCTCCTTCAACCTTGAACAGGTGGCTGGCGCGGGTCAAATTCTGCTAGCGTATGGAGTCGCGACTGGCCAGGCGGTGGAATCGACCCGACAACTGTCGATTATCGCCAGTGCTACCGGCGGCGACATCCAGCTTCTTGCTAGGAACCTGGGACAAGTCGTCTCGCAAGGGCGGGCCTATACTCGAGATTTGACCCAGTTTGCAATTCAGGGTATTCCCATCTGGACTGAACTGGAGAAGGTTACTGGGGAAAACGTTGCAACACTCAAGGAGTTCGCAAAAGACGGAAAGATCGGCTTCCTAGAGGTGCAGGCGGCCCTTGACAACATGACACAGGAAGGGGGTGCGTTTGCCGAAATCGCCGACAGAATCGACCAGACCTGGATCGGTAAATTGCGCAAGCTGGAATCCAGCGTTCAGAACTTCTCTCTTGAGCTCATCAAGGGAACCCAGTACGCCGACGAGCTCTTTGGCAATCCGGCTACTGCTATGCTTGAGGCGTTCAACGTGGCGCTTAATGGCGTAGCAGAAAACATGACCTCACTTGTGAATGCTATAGCCTCCGCGGCCATCGCCGCTGGAGTATTCTTTGCTGCGCTTGCTGTTACCAAGATTACCGCTACAGTGATTGCCCTTGGTGGCATCGTGTCTACGCTACAGTTGATCGCAAGCACCCTGACTACAGCCCTGCTTCCCTCGCTAGCGGCTTTGGCGGCAAACCCGGTCCTTTTGGCTGCAATTGCCGTTGGTGCCACCGCTGCTGCCCTCGCGTACACAGCACTTTCCGAGGCCAGTGACAGGGCTGCGGCCGAACAGGTCCTTGTAGCCAATGGTTTGACCGAGGTACTCGGCACTGTCAATCAACTGAGTGCGATCGAGGGCAACGTCATCTCTCGTTTTTACGATGGAGTCGGCTCCGAGGCCAAGTACTACAACGACCTTCTGACCGAGCAAGCTAAGAGGATTGGCGAAGCGGGCGCGGCCCTGGGTAAGCAAAGAGAGATTCTGCAGGGCTTGATCAGCATTGTCGAGCGCCGTTACGACATCGAAATCGACAAACAAAAGAGAGTTATCGAAGGTATCGACGAGCTGATCGCGGCCGAAGAGAAGAGAACTCAAAAGGCCATCCAAGCTATCAACAAGCAGTACAGCGAAGAGCGAAAGCAGATCAATGATACCTACAATGAAAGGCTTAAGGTTATCGATGCCGAGATCGCGGCTGAGCAAAAGCGTGGCCCTGCCGCTGAAAGGCTTTATCAATTTGAAAAGCAAGCCCTGACTCAAAAGATTGCGTCAGGTAAGTTAAGCGAAGAGGAACTACTGCGTGCACAAGCTCAGCTAGAGCGAATGGAGCAGCAAGAGAAAGTCCAAAAACTGCAAGAGGAGCGAGCTAAAATCAGGGCCGAGCAAGAGGCCAAGCTGCTAGAGTCTCAGGAAAAACAAAAGAATGCCATCGAGGATCTTGTAAAAGCACTTGAGAGTTACATTGGCGAGCAAGAGCAGGCCAAAAAACAAGCCGAAGACGCAATCGCCCAACAGGAAGAAGAGAAAAAGGCTGCAGTAGAGAAATACGATGCCTTGCTGGAAAGTATTGACACGCAAATCGCGGAAACGCTCGAGGCGAATGACGCCCTTGGCGAGCAGGTTACTATAGTTGAGAATCTGGTAACCCAATATCAATTGGCCACTGACGAAGCGAACAAGCTGGCCGCTGCAGCTCAAAAGGCTCTCAATCTTCAGGCACAGGCCGGAGGCGGCGGTGAGGGGAGGTTTGCTGGCGGTCCCGTCAGTGGAGGCAAGACCTATACGGTGAACGAGCTTGGACAAGAAGCCTTCTTGTCTGCCGCTGGCAGGCTGAGCATGATCAACGCCCCAGCATTCGGTCAGTGGAGGGCTCCTGGTGCTGGTACCGTCATCCCAGCGCACCTTACACAGCAACTCAGCATACCTTCCGGCGGCGTTCGCGTGAATAGCGCTCCGACCAAGAACGCGGGCAGGTCAGGTGGCGGCATGAACGCAATAGCACGCGCCCTCGGAGGACTCCAGGCCAGCGGAAACGTGCAAAACAACGTGACCATTCAAAGCTCGAACCCCGTCCAGGCCGCCAACCAGATGATGGTTCAGCTGACCAAGATCAAGCGAGCCCGCTACACCAGGTAGAATCGGTAAACTTAGCCAGTCCACGCGGTACTGGCATGTTTATCTTTGGTGGCCCCGAGGCCCTGGCCCAGGCTGCGTGGGATGCGCAGTGGGCAAAAGCAAGGGCGGCCGGCGTCCCAGATGTTCACTACACCGAGATGAACATGAGCGACCTGAAGAAAGCGTTCGCGTATTGCTACGGTGCCACCAAGGACATGTTTTCCGCAGACGAAGAGGGTGGTGCCTACGATAT